AGCCTGCAGGGCCGCACCTGCTATGCCGGACTTGACCTGTCCAGCACCACGGATTTGACTGCCCTGGCCCTGGTCTTTGCCGCCGATGATGGAACCTGCGACGTCTTAACCTATTTCTGGATTCCCGGAGATACGGCAATCCAAAAGGAAAGGAAAGACCGCGTTCCATACCGCACCTGGGCGAAAAAGGGACTTATTACGCTCACAGAGGGCAATGTCATCGATTATAAATACATCAAGCACACCCTTGAAAAGTTGAGAGAGAAGTACGATATAGCCGAGATAGCCTTCGACCGCTGGGGCGCCACCAAATTGAGCCAGGATCTGATCGACGCCGGATTTCTAATGGTGCCCTTCGGCCAGGGATTCGCGTCGATGTCAGCGCCGACCAAAGAATTGATGAACCTTGTCTTGAGCAAGAAGATCAGGCACGGCGGGCATCCTGTTTTAAGATGGAACTGCGACAACCTGGTTGTCAGGACTGATCCGGCCGGCAACATCAAGCCTGACAAAGAGAAATCCACCCAGAAAATCGACGGCATGGTTGCGCTTACCATGGCTATCGACCGGGCCAGCCGGCACAGCAAACTGGTCGATACTTCCATTTATGAGGATCACGGTATGGTTACCCTTTAGGTGCTTTGAATGAAGAACCCGTTATTAACGTGGATTGAAAAGAGATTTAATTTAACCCGCATGGAACCATGGAAACCGTTGATCTCGTACGGCAGCGCCACCGGTATCCATGTTTCAGAGAACACCGCACTCAGGTCAACGGCCGTGTGGGCCTGCGTTAAACTGCTGTCCGAGACGCTTGCCTCACTACCTTTGATAGTCTACCGCCGGCTTACTCCCAGGGGGAAAGAGCGGGCAGCAGGTCACCCGCTTTACAAGTTGCTACATGATGCGCCCAACCCCGAGATGACCTCCTATACCTTCCGCGAGGTCATGCAGGGACACTTAGTGACCTGGGGCAACTGTTTTGCTGAGATAGACTACGGCAATGGCATCGGTGACGGTTACCCTCAATCGCTCTGGCCCTTGTTGCCCAACAAAATGCAGGTCGGCAGGGATAAAGAGACCGGCAAGCTAATTTATAGTTACTTACTGCCTGACGGGACTACAGCCAAACTGGCTGCCTGGCAGGTCTGGCATATCCCCGGTTTCGGGTTTGATGGCATCGTAGGCTATTCGCCTATCCAGATGGCTCGCGAAGCTATCGGCTTATCTTTAGCTACCGAGGAATTCGGGGCCCGTTTCTTTGGCAACGGCGCGTCGCCGGGTGGAGTACTGGAGCACCCCAACAAACTGTCGGTTGAAGCCCAGGAGAGGTTAAGGAAATCATGGAATGAGATGCACAGTGGGCTGAGCAACCAGCACCGCATAGCTATCCTGGAAGAGGGCATGAAATTCAGCAAGGTGGGTATCCCACCCAACGATGCCCAGTTCCTGGAGACCAGGAAATTCCAGATCAATGAGATAGCCCGCTTTTTCAACGTACCGCCTCATATGATCGGCGATCTTGACCGAGCCACATTCTCCAACATCGAGCAGCAATCCCTGGAGTTTGTCGTCTACACTATCCGGTCCTGGCTGGTGCGCTGGGAGCAGGCAGCCAGCCTGAAATTGCTGGGCTCGGCCGAGCGATCGGAATACTTCGTTGAATTCCTGGTAGACGGGCTGCTGCGCGGCGATTCAGCCTCCCGGGCGGCCTATTACCGTGAGATGTTCTACATGGGAGCCATGTCACCCAATGATATACGCGAAAAGGAAAACCTCAATCCGCTGGAACTGGGCGACGAATACTATATACCGCTCAATATGGTTCCCGTCGGTGCTCCCCGGGATACCCAGCCGGCAGTCCCGCCTGCAGATGAGCAGGTTCAGATGACGCCGGTGGTGGAAGTCAGACAGATACCTGAGCGGGCATCCAGAAATCAGGGAGCACTGTTGAGGCACAAGACGGCGCAGGCATACAGAAAACTATTCGAGGCTGCCGCTATCGAGATAGTCAAACGCGAGAAAAGCCATGTACTCAAGGCTGCCAAAGAGCATTTGTCTCAAAGGTCCGTCATCACATGGAATGAGTGGCTGGACAGCTTTTATCGCGAGTACGGAAGCTTCGTGATGCGCAAAATCAAGCCGATAGTCCAGGAAATGATTGAAGCTATAACACCGCTGGCAGCTAATGAAGTAAACCAGGCTCCTGAACTTGTAGATAAACAGTTTGCCGATAAATATGTTGAGATATTCGCCAGGCAGTATACGGGGTCCTCAAAAGGCCAGTTAAAACAGGTGGTCCGCAAAGCGTTTGATGACAATGCCGATCCAATAGGAGCCGTCAGCCAGAGGTTGGGCGAATGGAGTGACCGGCGTCCAGGCAAGATCGCCATGCATGAAACTGTAGCGTGCAGCAATGCTGTGGCTAAAGCTGTGTTTATCGGATGCGGAATCAACCGGCTGGCCTGGGTCAGCATCGGTGACAAGCTCTGCCCGGTGTGCGAAGAGATGGACGGGCAGGTAGTAGCAATTGAGAGTAGGTTCTCAGAATCAAGTGGGAAACTGCAGTCGGTTGGCCATCCGCCGATCCATTATGGCTGCCAATGCCAGATAGTCCCGGGATGATACTTCCCGAAAAAATAAAACCCCGTAAACCCACTAGGAAGTGGGTTTTTCTTTTAGGAGGTCACAATGCAAGTTACCATTGAACACAGATCATTCAGCTTATCCGAGATTCGGGTTGCCGGCGAAGGCCGAAAGATCAGCGGACATGCCGCTGTATTCAACAAGCTCAGCGAGGACCTGGGCGGCTTCAGGGAGAAGATCGCTCCCGGCGCCTTCGCCAACACTATCACGGCCGCCGATGTCAGGGCGCTCTTCAATCACGACCCCAACTATGTCCTGGGCCGAACCAAGTCAGGCACCCTATCCTTAACCGAGGATGCCAAGGGACTGGCCATAACCATCGACCCACCTGAGACGCAATGGGCCAACGACCTTATAGAGAGCGTCAAGCGTGGGGACATCTCGCAGATGTCCTTCGGTTTCAGGGCCGTAGCTGATGAATGGGACGACAACAAGAAGGTGCGCACGCTCAAGGAGGTGGAACTCTTCGATGTTTCGATTGTCACTTACCCAGCCTATCCCCAGACCGATGTAAAGATCCGGTCGCTGATCGCAAAGATTGGGGAAGACAAGGCCATTGAGATATTAACATGCAGTTTAACCGCCGCTGAAAAGCCTGGCGGTGCAGAGGATAAACCGGGGACTCAAGACGAGGCCCTGGGAGATACTCCAAACCGACTGGACCTAAAACGGCGTCAACTGGAAATAGCATCAATCTAACGGAGGTAAAAATGGAAAAAATCATAGAACTGCGCAAGCAGCGCACCGCCCTGGCGGGCAAAGCCGAAGTCATCGTAAGCAAGGCCGAGGCCGAGAACCGCGGACTGACCCCCGAGGAGTCGGGAGAATACGACAAGATCCTGGCCGACGTGCGGGAAAACAAGAGCCAGGAGACCCGCTACATCGAGCTTCACGGGCTCCATGACGAACTGAAGGGCCACGAGCCCATCAAACCGGTGCCCGGCGCAGCCGTATCAGGCAGGAAATCCGTGGGCCGTCAGTTCATCGAATCCCGCCAGTACCAGGACATGCTCAAACGCGGCGTATTTGAGTCCGATACCTTTGAAGTCCGCGACATCATCTCCGGCACTGACAGTGCTGCCGACCTGGTGGTACCAGACAGGATTGCCGGCATCATCACCGAGCCTGAGAAGCAGCTGCGCATCCGCGACCTTTTAGCCAAAGGTACCACCGGCAGCAACACCATCGAGTACGTCAGGGAGACCGTCTACTCCAATGCTGCCGCGCCCGTGGCGGAAAGCAAGCAAGGCACGGAGGTAGCCAAACCCGAGAGCACGCTGGAATTTGAGAAAGACACCGCGCCGGTGGTGACCATCGCCCACTGGGTGCCTGCCACCCGGCAGATCATCGCCGATGCAGCCGTGCTCTCCAGCTACATCAATAGCCGCCTGGTTTACGGCCTCAAGCTCGAGGAGGAAGACCAGATACTCAACGGCAG